CCAGATTCTGGAACTGTGCCTGGTTCATTTTCGTGATGTTGGCGAATTTAGCGAGGGTCAATGCGGCCTCATTGGCCACGATGTCCGTGCTGTTGCCCAGGTCGATCATCGTCTTGGCGAAGGTCATCAGGTGCTCGTTGGAAATACCCATCTGGCCTGCGACTGCAACAACCTCAGCAATGTCCGTGCCAGATGCAGCCACCTGGGTGGACATCTGTTTGATGGCACCCGATATGGAGGCAAACTCCTCTTCCGTTGCGTCCACCGTTTTGCGAACCGAGGTAAAAGCGCTTTCAAAGTCGATGGATGACTTGATGGCCGTAGCCCCAAGCGCCAGAATGGGTGTCGTGAGCGCGCGGGAGAAGCCCCGGCCTGCCGACACGAGCGACTGCGAAATCTTCTCGCTCTTCTTGGCGAAGGCGATCAAGTGATCCCCAGCCTTGGTCCAGGCGGACTGCTGCCGGTACAGCTCTTGGGTCAGCTTCTTAAGCTCAGCCTCGGTGGCTTTCAGTTCCGCTTGGGCGTTGTTCAGGTTAGTCGCAGCCTTGGATACCGCATCCGCATTGTTCTGCAGGGTCTTGGTGTTGGACTTGATCTGGCCTTCCAGGAGCTTGACTTTATCCCTTGCGGCAAGGCTCTCTGCCTTGAAGCTTTCCAGGTTCTGCTTGGCGGCAATCGTCGCGGAGTCCGCGTCCCCCAGGGAGGCGCGCAGGCGGTTGTACTGCTGGCCTGCCGCGTTCACTTCCCCTTTGAGGCGCTCATACTCCACGCGCGCCTGTTCCAGCGACTGCTTCATCTTCTCCTGGCGGGAGAAGGAGTCTGTCAGTTTCTGATTGGTCTGCACCAGCGCGCGGGAATACTGGTCAACCGCACGGGTCTGCTCCTTCTGCTTGGCGGACAGCAGGGTCAGCCTCGTTTCCGTCCCCTGGATACTCTTCTCAAAGCCCGCTACCCCAGCCCCCGCTAAACGAAAGCTGCTCTCAGCCTCCTTGATCTGCTGGTTGATGGTGCGGAGGTTCCTGGAGAAGTTGTCGCTGTCCAGGGAGAGCGCTACCACCAGCTCGCGCAGGACTTCGCTCATGAGGGCACCTCCAATGATTCATTCCAAGGGGCACAAGAAGAAAAGTTTTGGACTTTGAAGTCAAAAGCTCTCGGGAATCGGAAGTTTTAGACTTTGAAGTCGAAAACTTTAGAAGAATCGGCTCAATCACCCAAGTATCGGCACAGT